GAACTGTATGCCACCTAGGTCCGGTGAGTTGCCTCGAAATCCCAGTCGACTAGTAGATAGTCCACCGTCGCCTGCTCGGATCAATGAGTCTGTTCCGTTGTCATAACTCTGTACGCCAGCGTCAACGTTGCCGTAGAAGTTGAGAACTGGAGCGGTTGTCTTGGTCTGTGCCTTGGCTTTCTTGCCTGAGGCGAACAATGCCACCACCGCGAGGATGATGATCACTGCAAGACCAATTACTATGTTTTTCTTGTTTTTCATTGTTTCTCCTTTTTATTTCTTGCCGCAAAGCAAGAAGCGTGATTATACTATAGATTGTATCGATATTGCAACCTATAAATGTATAAATTTAATTTTTATGCTGAGCAATTTTACCAATTGCTTTTTACGGACGGCGTTCCAATCGATATATAGATTGGTAAAAGGATCTTATCCTAGGCGTCGTTTTTCTCCGGCGTCATGATGAATGGCGCTGCATGTTTAATTATTCCAAAAGACGGTCGAGGTCAAAATCTTTGCACGCTAACTTACGCTGTCGCTTGTTTTTAAAAAAATGCGCTGACGCTGCGCTTATTGTTCTTCGTCTGAATGTAGGTCGTTAAGCAGTTGTCTTAATTTGCTGCCTTCCACTGTGGCTCTAATCTTGCCCACTTCTTCTCCTTTGGTAGGATCTAACTCTGCTCGAGCATCGGTAGCAGTGCCATCTCCGGATATTTTACTTTTTTGTTTTAAAGAGTCATACACTGTGGATGTTTGTTTTTTAAATTGATGCTGCTCGATGTCTTCTGGTAAATCTCTAATTCTCAGTGTGTCCAAATCAAACTCTAAATCCACTTTCTGTCCCACACCGCTGGAACTTCTAGTTTTCATAAACTGCACTTGATATCTACCACGCTCTTTCATTGCACGGCTAGTGAATATACCAAACACGTTATCTGCTGTTTGTACTTTGGATAATCCACCTGCTATGTGACTGTGATCAAATTCAATCTCTTCCACAGATGCTCTATTCAATTGTGATGCTGTGGCCATCAACATCTGTGATTCCACAGCTAAATTTCTCAATTCTTCTGACACATATTTGTCTTTGATAAACAGATCAGCTGGTGATACTTTTTTGCTCTTTGGCATCATGAGATCGAGATAATCGATTAATATACAATCTATTTTCTTTTTAGATTTAATTTCTAATTCTTTTAGATAAGTTTTAATATCTAATACTGTGCTGCCTGATGGCAGATATTTAATTTGTAGATTGCCTGATTTCTTAGCGAGCAATTTGATCTTCATTTCAACGTTTTCGATTTCAGGAAATATCTTCCTTGTAGGTATGTTAGTAATCATGGCATCCAATCTCATCGCTACCAACATTTCGCTCAATTCAAAACTGATATAACAACAATTCAAGCCAGAGCTGGCCCAGTTCACCGCTAGATTTTGTAAGAACAAAGATTTACCCGCACCTGATCCGCCTGCAAATATGTTCAACTCACCGCGATTGAATCCACCAAACAATTTCTTGTCGATGCTGGGCCAACCTGTGCTGACCTGTCCATTAGAGTTTTTTAATCGCTCTAATCTACCTCGAGGATCTTCGAAGTAATCTGTACCCATATCTCTAGTCAATCCTATGTTGACCGCTGCCTTGATCTTGTCTTCCACAGGAGCATAGTCACCATGCTCTAATAAATCTGCAGATTCTAATATGGCACGCTCGAGTGCTTTGTGTCGGGAAAACGTTTCAAACTCATCTAACAACCAAGAGAAATGAGATGGATCTAAATCTTTTGCTGATTTTAATTTGATATCAAATTTAGCATTCACTTGATCAACCTCTGGCAATACTTTATATTGTTCAGAATATTCTTTGATAAATTTTGCGATAGGTTGTAATTTTCTGTCAAAATTATTGCTGTCAAAAATATTCTGTGACCTAGCAAATGATTCGGCATCTGCCAATAACATTTCTAAATATAATTTTTGTACATCAAAAGTATAATCAGCCATAAATCTTTTTATTTCCTCATACAATTATAACACATTTTCTATTTGAAGCCACTCTAAAAATGTTTTTGGAAATACCTTTAAATCGAGATCCCCACGTCTTTTTGTAAATTCGTATAAGAATTCTTTGATATTTTTCTTTTCCAACTCATTGGGCTCTTGTTTTATTGATTTTAATATAGGCTCATGAACACTTTTTGGTAATGTTAATAGATCCTGCTCAATTAAATCTTTGCTCTTTTTATCAATAACATGCGGGCTCATCATCCTAGGCTGATAAGCGAACGTCACAACTATTTTATGCGAGTTAAAATGGTCATAAAATTTTTTGAATCCAAACATTGTGAGATTTGATAGTGTCGAATGAAATTCAAAATTAATTTTTTCTTTTTTTAATATCTCAATCTTATCGGAAAATTCTGTCCATTTTATCCCATACCTATTAAACTCTAACAGTTGTTCTATGTTTTCAGAACTGACTTTTATTACGAGATTTTTTATCTTTTTTAATTTTGTGATCATGTTCGAGAATCGAGAATTGCTAAGACCCAGTCCTGTGTACAATTCTATCTGTGTTGCGGAAGGTAGATTTAATTTTTCTAAAATATCTATAAGAGCATTGTCTAACAATGGTTCTCCTCCGGTTATCACTAATTTTTTTAATTTGGCTGCAGACAGTTCTATCTCTTTTAATAAAATTTGATAGTGCTCTGTATTTTTTAATTTTGGTTGGCTAATTTTTAACAGGGCCTTGTCTTTGATGTTGCCTTGATATCTATCATCTTGTGAGTCTGTAAGATTATAATTGCCATTGTTAATAACGTCTCTCCTCCACGCATTGCTATATTCTTTGCAGCAGTATGAACAGGTTAGATTACAATCCGCGCCTATGGTTAGGTCGATTATTTCTGGCTGTGTAACAGTTTCTTGATGTGTCTTTTCTACCCCACCCTGATACAGTCTTGGACTTTGTGCACCATGGTCTTCTGCCGACCAACAGTTCTGCTCACAACTGGCATTGCGCTCGTTCCTTAACATTTGTTCTCGTTCGAACACATTTACTTTGGTGTTAAAAAGGTTTCCTGGATTTTCTTTAAGCCAATCAAAATCGATTGAATGTGGAGCGGCTGCATGACAATTATATGTTGTTTTAGATCCTAAATCTATCTTTAGGAATTTAAATTTCATCGAACAATAATAGTTTCTATTGTCCATATTTCTTTTTCTTTAAATCTATTTTTAATGCTGAAGATTCCGTAGATTTTAATATTGATTGTAGGGTAAACAATCTACCATATTTAGACACAGCATCAGCAACGTCGGTAATACTCTCGGGCCATTCCGGAAATGCCACGCTCCACCCAAACTCCTTGGCCTGTTCTATAAGTTTTTGACCTGCTTGATCTCTGTCTGGCACAACAATAATCTGTCTATTTAGACCTTGTATCAATTCTCTTTGCACATCGTTGACATCTGAACCTAATATAGCAACTCCACTTAAAGATATAGCATCAAACGGTCCTTCCATGACTAATACAAATTTTCTATTCCAATCTTGTGCATCCATGTTGAACACATATCCTGGTTGTGTTTCTGTCCAATATTTTACTTCCTTGTTTCCTGTATCAAATAATCTACCGGTATGTCCAATTATTTCACCATGCCAATAGAAAGGCACAATTACTCTGCGATGAAAGTCGGCTGTTTGATCTGGAGAGTAATAAAAATCATACCAATCAGGCTCTATGCCTCGTTTCTTCAAATAATTTAATAATTGATCTATTTTTTCATACTGCACAGTTGTAAGATCTTGTTCAAGATATTTTTCCAACCAAATTTCTAATTTGTGAGAGTTTTTAGGTAAAGATTTTTTTTGAAAAGTTATAAATTTTTTCTTTTCATACTTGATATCACCTTCTTCATGACGCATGGCCTCTATGGCTAATTTTTTAATTGTGTCCTCGGCAATACCTAACCATCCCATGAGTGTTTTCATTTTGGTAGATAGTCTGCGTCCGATCACGTAACTGGCTGTGTAACCACAATTGAAACAGTGATAACTTAGAGTGCCATCTGCAGATGTCATCACACCGCCACGTTTTCTTTTGTCTGGTGATTCTCCATTGTACACACAACATGGTGCATTGAAACTCAACCAACCAGAAGGAGTTTTCTTGCGTCCAGCTGGTAATGATGTCAGGATCGTGGATTGGATCAGGTTCATCCTTATATTTTAACGTCTATATAGGATTTTGTCAATTTGTCCGGTATTGCCTGTGTCATTGGCCCAACTAAATCTTACATTTTGGTAAACACCTGTAAAATTATAATAGGTAACACTCGAAGAATTACTGAAGTTAATCGTGTAGGACTGATCTGTTGCGGCGATATCAAAATAATCAGAGTTATCAGGTATTGCTGCCATGGTTCCTTGAATTCTTAAAGAACCAGAAAATGATTTTGTGTATACCGCAATGGTATGCAATGCTGCGTTATTATTGATTCCAGGATTAGCATCTATTGCCGAACTTGTTCTAGTGAGTGGTCCAGTAGTGACAGTAAAACTTACAACTTCTTCGCTGTCTATCATGTCAGGATAAGCACCATCCAACACTTCCACAGTACCGGCCGCATTGTAAGCAGTGTCAGCAAAAGTCACTGTTCGTGAGTTATCTGCAGCAACTTCTCTAATAGCATAGTTGTAGAATTTTGCATCCAGCTCTAAAAGATCACCCTCGGTAATAGTAATACTAGCAGTGCCTTTACTAGAAATTGTAGACCCATCATCTAAAATGGTTAAATTTCTAGTTAAAGCAGATTTTTTAGTTTCAGAATCTATCAGCACAAACTCATAAGTTTTAGCTGTAATGTCCTGTGCTTTTTGATCTTCGTTCTTAAACGTAAAAGAGAGCGGATTTGAAACCCCTTTATACAGCTTTAATCGTCTATCGTACACAGTAGAATTCCTTCCATGATAACCAGATGTGTATACAATTACCACATTGTTTAGTAAATACCTTGATACAGTTTGCATAGTTCATTGCTCACTATATTTATTGAATATACTATGAATGAAATTTTTGAAACATTAAAGACCAAGTTCCCATTCTTATCCCTTATACGCAAAGGGGATTTAGAGTTCGTTGGAATTATACAAAATCAAGATAGCCAAGTAACCAGCTTCTACGACTATGGGCGTATCATGTTGCCAGCAGATAAAATGAAGTTTTTAAAATTTGGTGAAACATGGTGGTGGGAATCTAACAGAAAAATTCCAATTAATATATTCTTAAAGAAAGATTTTGCTTATTTTAAACCAACGTTAGTAACTCTATCCAGCAAAGACATTAAAATAGTACACGGACCTGTTGTGAGATTAGAGGATATTTCTAAGAAAAGAATCAAACGCAGAACTATACAGTTGATGCGTCGACCTGTTTAATTTTTTTTTATTTTTTTATTTCGTCTTTTGTGATCCATGTCATCCATGGTTTTAAGCACATAAGCGATAGTAGTCACAATGATTACTAATCCACCAATTAGTATTATATCTGCGTTCATTATTCTAGATCCTCATGATAATACAAAAAAGCAATTATACCACCTAATGCTCCTAAAGCAAAAAAGAAAGGACCACACACAACAGCCGCCTCTCTTAAACTGCCTAATTGCTTCCATTTACTATCGAATACAAGCAAAGGTCCTACACTCAATGATAGGAATAGATACATGAACACAATCCATTCTGGCAGTTTCTTTAGATATTGTTGAATTTTTTTCATCCATCTATTTATTTTTACTTAGAAGATTCATCTGCACTACAATGGCTTGGGCATAAGCAACGGCATGAGATTTTTTAAAATAATAACTTTCGTCGGAAGGTTTCAGCCAAACTTCTTTTAATATTTCAGTCCAATACCTGTGCATGAGATGTCTCTTGGCGGGTCTAATAATTGCCAATACCGCCGCCAGTTGTTCAATATTTTTTGGTTCCAATTTAGATACTATGTCGAAATGTCCATTGATATGGAACAGTTGATCCACCATTGTTTTATCTTTCAACATGTCCCAGTCTGGTTCTTCCAACATCAACTCCACTAATTCTTGTTCTGTTTTAACACCCTCATAGAGATTTACATTCAATAAATCTATTTTAAAATATCCACGTTCTTCTGCTCTTTTAAAATCAAAACTGCAAGAACCTAGCATTGGATCCACGGGCACTTCTTGAAAGTACACTCCTGTTTTGTGTTTTTCTATTTCCTCGTCTTTGATAATGGACGCCGGCGCATGTTTAAATAATTTTAGTGCTTGTTCTCTATTTGCAAAATCTATATCTACATCTGGCATTAGTTATATCTCCTTCTATTGGTTTCAGATCTTATCAATCTACCCTTTTCCTTGTTGATAAATTCTAATACATCCAAAGTTAATTTGTAACCTTTGCTCTCTTGTGCAGGATTGTTCACTTCGGGCATAATCACTTGACCAATAGAACCATCTTCTTTGATCACTATAACGGAATCTCCCACAGCCACATCTATACCCTCTTCTATCACAATCTTGTTATTCAATTTTGGCCTCCTTAGCTGTTTCTTGCACAAAGATTGCATCTGCCGTTGATGATTTAAATTTATTAGACCAATACTCGGGATTAATAAATCTTTGTACCATTTGTAATTGTTCGTCCGTGAAAGATTGTAACATTTTTTTACCAGCACCACAACCAAGCACCAACCATGGGGACAATTTACCGCTCTGTATGTGTTGCACAGCTCGCGGAGTATTGACCAAACGGAAATAATCTGCCCATTGTACATTTTGTTCTTCGGCCCAACCCATCATGGTTTGGATTGATCTTGTGAGTGCTGCTTCTACTGGTTCTGCTTTTAACATATCTATGAGATATGCTTCATATAGATCATCTCTTGCCCAATGATCTAATTTTATTCTTGATTTGATTATGTAATCGATATACTTTTCAGGATACAAAGGATTCACATGCATGATATATCTGCCGAACTTTACAAAAGCATTATAGTAGGCACTTTTACAGAAATCTTCATAGGTTTTTGGTTTTCCGTTGTTCTGATGTATTTGATAGAATCTTTGAAATACGAGGAACGCATTCTGCACCCATTTCTCATTTTTTTGCAGATGTCGACGCTTGGGCTCACACACGTGAACCTGCAGAGTTCTTTCTTTTGTGAAACTCTTGCCGCAAAATGTGCAGGTGTTAAGATTGCTTTCCATGATCTTCTAGCAGTTGTTCTAGTTCGCTGTCGGTTATAATCTTATCCAGTGTCTCGAGGTCTGACAGTTTGGTGTTAGGATAGATATCCATTAGAGTCTGTAAAGATTTATTCACATTTTTCTTCATGGGTTTGACCCATGGATGGAATTGTTGTTTCAATCCTCCACACATGGCGGTCAAAAGCCAACATAATTTTTTATGTTTCCCACTCAATTCAAAAAGATTTTTATTGACACACTCGTTGACCATTTCCACATAATGCTCTTGATAGAATCTATCCCCAGACACAACAGAAGCATAACGCATGGTCATATAAGGACTGTACAGTGATCTCTCATGTTCATCGATGCGATCATAGTAATCTTTGTTACGAAAGTCTATAGCTTTCATGCTGTTTCTTAATTCAAAAAACTTTTTCTTCTCACTCATCTTCTCTCCATGTTAGTGCAAATATTGATGCATGTTTGGGATTTTTAAAAGTTATCTCAATGTTCTTGCCTCGCAATTGATAACCTTGTATGCTTAATTTTTTTTTTCGAGCATGTTCCATGATCCATTCGATGTAATGCCTATTCATTAATACAGGCATCTCTCTGTCCCGCTCGTCCGGAACCATGATAACCGGAGCTTCCATGCGAACCACGTTGTCTTTTCTTCTTACCATACCGATCCGTATTCTAAAAATTCTGACTGTCTAGATATGTCCTTAACAAAGTAAGCACAGGGTGGGTTATCTGCATCTGTTAAAGGAACTGCAAGTATCTGTCCTGATTTGATCTTGGGGAAATACCATTTAACTTCTTGATAAATGTCCACAATGTCAATTTCTGCAAATTCTGGTCTCGATCCAGTTATTGGATTGTATATGAATGCAGAAAATCCTCGATCATTCAAACTAGTTATTGGCAAGACATGTAATTCTCCCTGTTCTGGATCTCCTATGATCATCTTCCAATCTAGAGGCATTTGTACTTTATGTTTTCCTATTTGTATCACTGCCGCCGGAGCATTGAATGATTCTAAGAATATCAAAGGTATAAAGAAATAATCAGGGTCGGCTGGATTAGAATTATCTAACACTGCAAATCTCAGTTTGTCGTCTACATATTCTGGTATCTTTTCCAGTATGTATGTTTTATTTTCTAATGTAAGGATTTTCATAATCTATCTTTTCTATATTATACGGATAATTGGCCTCTTTGTAAAACTTTTTTCTTTGTCCAAGATGTCTTTTTGCAAATTTACAACTGGAAGTTATATCCCATATGTTAACGTGATCTTT